TTGCTTTTGCGTAGTCTAACATAATCAATCCTTTAGCTAATTTATCGTCAAAGTAACGCAGCCGATTATATTGATTTCATCAAGTGAGCAGTCGAAAGATGCTCCTGTACCAATACCGGACACACGTACTTTTTTAACAGGAATACGTGTAAGTACTCTTACGCTGTTTTTGCCTTCAATCTCAATCAACCAACTATTATCGTAAATTTCGCCAAAATCTTTATTGATAATGTACTGCGTAGAACCCTCTACAACATAAACAGGCTCTTTGGGAAAAACCTTTCCAGACAGGAATGCGTTTTTATCAAGCATGAAGTTGCCATCATCAAACAGCTGCCCATCCACGATTTTGTGACGCGGTAAATTTAAAACATCCATCTCGCCGTCACTGTGCTTAAGCCCCTGGCCAGTTAGACGCGATCGAATGATTGCGGCTTTGTCGCATGCGCAGGAGTTACTTGAAAAGCAGCCGACGCTCGTCCAGCTTGACGTAAGGCGCTGCACCAGTGAGCTGGAGAAAACACACGGCACAACCCGTACCAATGCGTACTTAACGAAAAGCTTCGTTGAGCGCACATTGCCACGCGTTGAAAGCGTCAGCTCGCAGTATCGCCTCGGTGAAATGAGCAAGGGTATTTTTACCCACCTGACCGGCAACGCTTCTGATAAAACAGGCGCGGCCGGTGCAGCGGGTACGCTGTGGGAGCTGATGAACCGTTTTAACCGTCTGGCCAATTTGGCCCGCGCCGATGTGGATTTACTGGCCGGTGATATCGCCAGCTTTATTCTGGCGGAAATGGTGCAGGCAAACGGCCAGTCTGAGGACGAGTCAGATTACGAATATACGCAGCGCTATCTCTGTAAAGTCTGGCAGAAAGTCCGCGCGAAACTGCATCGGGAAGAAATCCGCATCTTTGGTATTCGTGTGGCCGAGCCGCATCACGACGGTACGCCGCACTGGCATATGCTGATGTTTATGCGCCCGGAAGACGTGCAGCGCGTGCGCCAGATTATCCGCGATTACGCATATCAGCAGGAAAGCTACGAGCTGACCACGGATAAAGCCAGAAAGGCCCGCTTTCACGCGGAAGCCATCGACCCGGAGAAAGGTAGCGCCACCGGCTATGTGGCTAAGTACATTTCCAAGAATATTGACGGCTACGCGCTCGACGGCGAGCTGGACGACGAAAGCGGCAAAGAACTGAAGGAAACTGCGCCCGCCGTGTCTGCCTGGGCGGCGCGCTGGCATATCCGCCAGTTCCAGTTTGTCGGCGGTGCGCCGGTAACGGTTTATCGTGAGCTGCGCCGCATGGCCGACAGTGAAATGGCTCAGGGCTTAAGCGTTGAGTTTGCCGCCGCGCACGATGCAGCGGACGCGGGCGACTGGGCGGAATACGTCAACGCCCAGGGCGGCCCGTTCGTGAAGCGTGACGAGCTGGCCGTGCGCACCTGATATCAGGCGAGCGAGGACTGCAACGAGTACGGCGAGGAAACCGTGCGTATTAAAGGCGTTTACGCCACGTCAGTTGGCGAAGATACCCCAATTTTAACCCGCCTCGCACAGTGGAAAATTGTGCCAAAGCGTGCCGTTGACCTGGCCGTTGATTTTAAGGACGCGTCCGCGTCCTCTCGGAGTTCTGTCAATAACTGTACGGGAGGTTTGAGATCGCAAGATTCGAAACTGCCGGAAAGTGGAGGTAATAAAGACTTTACAGCGCTGAGCCGCAAGGAACGGCGGCAGATGTTAGCCAGGGTAAGAGCCGATGCGCCGGTAAAAAGGCACCTGAAGCTGAGGCGAACAGACAAAATCGAAGCCGCGTGCGATAACGTGATCGGCCAGATACGCGATATTACCCGCGAAACCATCAGTCGGGCGATGGCTGTACGCCTTATCAGCGGTACGGAAACCAAAATCGATGGGCAATGGTTCCGTAGCTCTGCCGGTGGTGAGCTTTTCAGGCCGAAAAAGCGTATTAACGCTGAAAACCTGTTAAGCAGATTCAACCGTCTGGCTGACAAGGGCAGGGCAAAAAATGTGTTGTAACTGTTCCTAGTTTCTTGATGTGAATCTTTACGGGTTCAATAAGGCAAGAGCGCTGCGCCTTAAATAATCAGTGAAATTCCATCTTAATCAGTGGGATAAAAATTCCCGTTTGGCATGAGAATTTTCTTACGCTACGATTTGAGGTTATGATACTGTATAAAAACACAGTTAATTGGGGAGGGGATGTGGATAACGAGTTACAAGAGCGTGTAACGCTTGAGCGAGTAGAGTTTATTGCCAGGCTGACTATAGAAGGGATGTGTAAAGAGCGGGACAGAGAGATTGCGCTGAACCTGATCGCCGAGATCGCAGCCAACAACACGCTTTCAGATGGAAATTTTTCGGTCGCATTTTCGACCGTGCCTTGTCAAAAATAGTTTTAGGTGACTGTCAGCAAAACGGGTAAGCAGCCATGCATGCATCAGGTGCATGGTTTTGCATGCTTCCATCCCTTCTGAGGATCCCTTTTAAGGCCTGAGCTAATGCGGATCTCGCAGGGACTTGCAACTGCATTAAAAGCGATGCACAAAGCGGGCAGGCGTGGCGGGGATAGCATTGCGCGCGTAAGTATGTGCGCTTGCTGAGTTTAAAAATATCCAACCTGTACAACGTTTCCTATCTAAAAAAATAGGTTGTTAAAGTTCATACAAAAGTCATTCGACTCAGAGAAATCACTAGTTTTCTAAAATTTTTGAGTTAATATTACAATGACGTAACACTATAGTTCCGTTAAATTATTTTTAGGCTAAATTTAAGTTCATTTTCAGATTAAGTCATTGAATAAAAAGGATATGACATGAGCAGCCTCAATGTGGCACACACAGTTAGTCAGAATGTTAAATTAAAAAGCTTACAGTTTGCCTATGGCACCCATATTAACCAGATCCCTCAATGCCCTCCCTCGAGCGCGAAGGAATGTAATAAATCTGGTTGGAGGTTTACCCTCAATCCTCATACCCCGAACTGTTTTTGGCCGCCAGCCCGTAGAAGTCCACAACGAGTTGCTCAAAATAATTATCAAGCCTGTTCGCTATGGGCTCTTTCGATGTATGAAACAGATGTACAAGCAACATTAGCGTATGCCCAGTTAAAGAAAATGATAAAAAATATAAAAAAAGCTGTAGGGGATCACCTGTCTCAAGGTAGTATCACTGTTGACGATGGAAAATGTACACCTCCAGATCATCGAGGTCATTATGATTTTCATCCGTATATTAACTCAAATTTTACAAGTAATTTTAATGTCATAAGACAATTGCCATGATTAAACTAAATTATAAGAGAGTTCGAGCTTCTACCGTAAGCGAATATTCATGGTATGCTGATTTAGTAAATTTTGATGGGCCTCTTTTATCCTTATATAAAGGGAGCGGTTATAAAGATGCTCTATATGTTTGGCTAGATAATTCTGAGCGAGCGAATAGGTGGTGTTTAATACCAGTCGATAGGGCGTTGCTAGATGAATATTTAAATCAAAAAATAGCGTTGCTTGATGTTATTTATAAGGCAGGTCGGGTATTTATCTGTAATCATTATTCAGAGACTGATTCTAGGGTTTATAATCTCATGAATGTAGAAGATATCCCTAATGAGTATCTTCCCGAAAATGATTCTTTTTTATATGAAGAGATCTGTACACCTGATGCTTTGTCATTAAGGAATGAGAATACATCAAGTTATATGCTCGGATTAGATAATCAGCTTTTTATAAATGATCTGTCGCAAATACCTAAGGTTTTTGAGCAGTTATACTCCTTTCATTATGGTCTAGAACATTTGGGAAGAACATCTGTCAGAGATATAATGAGGAAGTTGCTCGGTAACTGGACTGGCGGGTTTTCAGCTGTAAATATATTTACCGGGCTCAAAAGTATAATTCCGGCAATGCATAGACCAGAAGTAATGTCTCTTCAATATAATTCCCCTGGTCATATAGAGTTGAATTTGTTGCGCGATCTTGCCTCAAGTGTCGAAGAGGTTTCACAGCGTGTTAAAGAGGAATTTATTTTCAATAGGCTAGAAAAGATTTATAAAACTATTAAGGCTTACCTCAAAGCTAGAGGACTTTCTGGGTTTGATGAAGATAGTAATGTTGTGGTGGAGAATATTTCGCCTGAAACAACTTTAGTTTTACATAAGGCCGTTAGAATATTTTTCCGAACCCTCGGATGGACAGAGTACCATCAAAAATTTGAATTGATAGGTGCTCATCCTTTACAGCAATTGCGAGCTGTGATGGCCTACTACCGTAGGCTGAAAATTTTAAGACAATACACTGTTACTAATAAATTGTTTATTGGCGAGTCAAGAGTCGTTAAAAAGTAAATAAAGGCTTAAGGTTGGCGGTGCTGTATCCTCCAACCTTTACCCCCGCTAAAAGATGTATTTTTGAAAAGCAATCACCTCTTCCCCCATCCACTCATTAACTTCCTTCAACCTCTCTTGTAGCGGCGTCAACTCATTCCTGACAAACACCTGAGACGCCTTCACCGCGTCCCCGAATCCGCCGGAGTTATCCGGAATAATCCCCATCATCTGCGGTGGTACGCGATGCGCGCTTAACAGGTCGTCGCGGCTGGCCTTCTTGATATTAAAGAAATCGTCTTTCGTCGCCACCTCGCTGAGCGGCAGGATTTTAATGCCGTCCGGTTTGCCGTTCGGCGCGTACATAAACAGGTTACGAAAGTTGCCTAGGCCTTTCGTGTCGCGCATCGCCTGACGCATGCGATCAACATCGCTGGAACTTTGCGCCGCGTCGGTCATATACAGGATATAGCCCGCGTGCGCGCCGTTCTGGTAATACTTGCGGCGAAACAGCGTGGCCGCCTCGTTGAGCCAGGCGGAATTAAGCACGCTGAGGTATTCCGGCAGGCCGTACAGCTCCTGATTAATGTCCGGCTCAATCAGGTGAAACACGCTGCCGGCCGAAAACTGGTGCGGCTCCTTCCAGTCGTTCACAAACCAGTATTCGCCGTCATTCACGCCCTTACGGGTAAATTTCGCCGGAGTCGTTTCCAGCCTGAACGGCTTGCCGAGGCTGTTGCGTCGTAGTTCGGCAAAGGCATTCCCGAATACCAGATAATCCAGCGCAAACTTGCTGAATTCCTGCTGACTCATCATCGGATGCGGGATAAAGGTTGAGGCCAGAATGTTGCGTTTTACATCAGTATTGCCGAGCGGCTGGCGAGCGATCCGGGCGCAAACAATGTTGTTCACTCCTCAATTGTCATTGATCAGACGGTAACCAAAACCGGGTTTAAAGCACGCTGCCAGATATATAACGGCTCGGCTTCCGGTTCCTCATTTTCATGGAGAGTTTATTGTGCGCCTGTTTAATCCCGTAACCATGACTGAAGTTATTCCCGGTATGCACGACCTGACAGGGGCTATTGAGCTGGCCGATGATAACTGGTTTTTACTGATAGCCGCGCCCCGAAAGGTAAAAAAATTAGCGTTAACAACAGCGGTGAGCCTGTGTTAGAAAATGAGGCTGAATCAGGAGAAGCTGATTAACTTTAACAGGCTATTACATAGCCGGATATGCTGGCACATATCCGGCTGTTACACTTGATAGAATAAAAACGGCTCTTAATTTTGCCATTCAATCATTTCATCCAGCCTCTTCAGGATATCGGGGAAAAAACTTTCATCAAGACCGAAGCTGCCTTTAACCTGAACGCTGTCCGCATGCGGTTCCGGACGAAGGATAAAATCAATAGTTACGCCATCAATGCTATTTTCATTGGTCATTATCATATCCAGTTGATGAATGTCACTCTGATAGTTAAATGGCTTGAGCTTTTGTTGACTAATAATTGCCTGATGAAAAGTTGAGAATTCTTTTTTCAGCATTTTCAGTTCTCCGACGGTGAACTCCGTCTTAAACGCCACTTTCAATCCGCTTACCGAAAATTCGACCCAGGACTGTATCCAGTCCCAGTGATGGTTAACAGGGTCGGCTTCATTATCCACTACGCGTTCAAAAGGAGCGATTGCGAAAGTAAATTCTTCATTCCTGATATCAAACATGGAAGCGTTCCTGTCAGTTAATAAAAATATTTAAAATGAGATATTGTCCAGTCGGACTCTCTGACAACAACCTCAAGTTTGTACTTTTGATGAACATATTCCCGTCGCTGCTTGTCGTACCGCAATTTGTAGATGTCCGTTTCGTACCGGAACATTCCCTTACCTTCACGAGGGTCTGGCATCCTTTTCCCATAACGAATAGCTCTTTCCTGAATTTGCAAAGGAACATAACGAGCCGGTTCATACATATGCTTTGCAGCTGTTTCCATCATTTTTAAATTGCGCGCATGCAGCCCGATTTTAAGCCGCCCGCGCAAAAGGGAAACCGTACCCTGACTTATTTTTGCTGAGATTGCCGCGCGTGTGCCTGCTTCAAATAATACCCGACCGGTACGAAGAATACGGAAAACACCAAACGCAAATAATGCAATATCAGTCGGATCAATAAGCGGTGTTTCAAGCGGCGCTTCTTCCAGACGGACAAAATGGCCTTCCACATCGTAAATTTGCCACAGCCCCGGAGCCTGGGCCACCGTGTAGCCGATACACATGCCGGTTTTTTCATCCGTAATCGGCTTTGCATTACGGGGTAAATTATCGGGCCGAAGCTCAAAAAATTCGCCGGGGGGCAATCTTGACTCAAAGGTGTAATACCGTCCTGGTTCCTGCCTTTCTGCTGTTCCTGAGATCATTCTCGTTCCCTCTTTTTGATGATGGCTGTTAATAGTGCCACAGGAAGACAAAACGATCATTCCCCGTTAAATGCCCGCTCATTCTTCAACAAACCGCAACCGCATGCACTGTCCCGCCTGACCTGACAATCTGAGCGCACCCATTACACGGAGTGCATCAGATGTCTGTGTCTGATTACCATCACGGTGTCCGTGTTGTCGAAATCAACGGCGGCACGCGCACCATTTCCACCGTCTCTACCGCGTATGCCACCCCGCGCGTGCTGGGCATTCGTGCAAAAACCGACAACGAAACCGGCTGGCACAAAACGCTTTCTAACGTCGGCGTGAACGGCATCACCGGCATTTCGGCGGGCATCTTCTGGGATTTGCAGCAGATCGGCACCGACGCCGACCTGCTTAACGAAGCCTGCGTGACCGCGCTTACCCGCAAGGACGGTTTCCGCTTCTGGGGCAACCGCCTCTGTAGCGACGATCCGCTTTTCGCCTTTGAAAACTACACCCGCACCGCGCAGGCGCTGGCCGATACGATGGCCGAAGCGCACATGTGGGCGAACGACAGGCCGCTGACGCCGGTACTGGTGCGCAAGATTATTGCGGGCATCAACGCCAGGTTCCGCGAGCTGGTCAACGCCGGTTATTTGCTGGGCGCAACCTGCTGATATGACGACAGCGCCAACGACAAGGACACGCTAAAGCAGGCAAGCTCTTTATTGATTACGACTATACGCCGGTGCCGCCGCTGGAAGATTTAACCCTGCGCCAGCGCATCACCGATTCGTATCTGGTGAATTTCGCCGCGTCCGTTAACAGCTGAGAACTGAACAGTGGCACCGTCAAGAAAACTCAAGGGGATAAACCTCTTTAACGATTCCAACAGCTATCAGGGCGTTGTTAACAGCGTCACGCTGCCGAAGCTGAGCCGCAAGCTTGACGCGTTCCGGGGCGGCGGCATGAGCGGCGCGGTGCATATTGATATGGGTCTCGACGACGACGCGCTGGCTTTTGAATAGAGCATTGGTGGCATCGACGATCATTGCCCGCTTTGCCAGACCGCTGCCCATGTTAAATGCAACCGCTACATTTCACGCGAGACAAAAGAACGCTATCACCAGTGCCAGAACATTAACTGCAGCTGTACCTTCAAAACGCACGAAAGCATAGCGGGAATGATCTTACCCCCTTGGCAGGTTAGCAGAGTGCCGATTTTTACTCACAACGAGCAGCAACCTTCATTAATTCACTGATGCCGCCCGCGAAAGCGGGTTTTTTCACATGGAAAAAGGTTATTAAGTTTTCTTAGACGTTTAAAAAATGGAAGGGAAGTAGCCAAAAAGAAATGTTGGGGGGACGAAAAGGGGACACTGACCTGTAGAAACAAAAAAGCCACCCGCAAGGGTGGCTTAACTGCATGATTTTCATCACTAAATCTGGTGGCCCCTGCTGGACTTGAACCAGCGACCAAGCGATTATGAGTCGCCTGCTCTAACCACTGAGCTAAGGGGCCTGTGGCGCGGGATTATAATGTAACTTGCCGCTGCAATCCAGCGATCC